AGCTGGTGAGTGTCTACCGGACCTTTGCCTGGTTGGACCTGGCAGATTACGACGATGACCTGGGGGGCGAGAGCCAGTACGGGCTGTTCAAGATCTGCTGGACCAGCAAAGAGATCCTGCGGTACGAGAACGACGAGCCGATGATCAAAGAGGTGCCTGAGATGCCCGTCTTTGAGTGGACTGAGTACAAGATCAGCCACGCAGAGAATGGCATGGCAGACGCTGACCTGACGGTCCAGACGCAGAAGGTTCAGTCTACCCTCAAGCGGCTCATCATCGACAACCAGCAGATGAGAAACACCACCAGGTACGAGGCGACCATTGGCGCGGTGAAGAATCCCAGAGAGCTGATCGACAACAACATTGGTGGCACAGTGTGGACCCGTCGGCCTGGCTCGATTACGCCCCTTGCGACACCCGAGCTGTCGCCCCTTACCTTGTCCGTTATCCAGATGCTGAACCTGGACAAGGAGTCACGTTCTGGCATGTCGTCCCTGTCGAAGGGCATGAACATGGACGCGATCAGCAACCAGAACGCTGCAGACATGATCGAGAAGCTCACGTCGAGCGGCCAGAGGCGCGTCATGAGAGCCGCCAGGGACTTCGCTCAGACGTTCATGATTCCGCTCTGTCAGTACGTCTACAAGCTGGGTGTGCGTAACGATAAGCGAACCCATAAGGCAGAGGTCGCCGGCAAGTACCAGATCCTTGAGCCAGCCAAGTGGCCGGACATGGACATGGACATGGAGATCTCTGTCGCACTGACACCAGACGAGTGCGAGAGACACGCCAAGGCTCTCATAGGCCTCTATCAGTTCCAGATGATGGACCCAGACCTGAAGATGGGTTTCGGGTACGCACAAAAGCATGCCCTGCTGGATGAGATCTATGATTGCCTGGGTGTGCCAGACAGTTCAGCTTACCTGCTCCGTCCTGACTCACCAGAGTACCAGAAGAAGCAGCAGTTCCAGGCGCAGCAGATGCAGGCCCAGCAGCAGCAGATGCAAATGCAGATGCAGATGCAGCAGGTAATGCAGCAGAAGCAGATGGAGATGCAGATGACGGACATGCAGTTCAATCACTGGATCAGGCAGTCAGAGGACGGCAGGCAGTGGTCAGAGCTTCAGATCCAGAAGGCCAGGGCAGACATGGACGCCAGGAACATCATCGCTGACAACATCCGAGATGACGAGAAGCTCGCCTGGGAGATCGAGAAGGGTCAGCAAGAGATCGATATCGAACGTAGCCAGAAGAGAGGAGCAACCATTGGTTAGCGTGAAACGATTCGCCAAGCCCAGACACCAGACCAGGGTGCTGGCTGGCATACCAAAGAAGCGGTCGGCTCTGCCAGACGCAGAAGCGGTCGAGAATCCAGTAATCAAACGTCAGCTACAGAGGAGAGCGGAGCGTGAGCCAGGATACAAAGAAGCCAAAAAACGGGAATTCGCCAAGAGTCATCTTCAGCGAGTTGCCGCCAAGCAAAGAGGAATTGATCCAGAGGGGGATCGACGCAGCGAACCTGCTGATGTCCCCAGTGTACGGGATAGCGCACCAGAGCGTGATACAGAACATACAGGACGAGTGGTTGGAAAGCGAACCACACGAACAGCAGAAGAGAGAGGGGCTTTATTGGAAAGCCTGCGCTCTGTCAGCAGTGTCATTGAAGATGGCGGCGATGATTCAAGAAGCCCAGGCACTGGATGAGGAAACAGTAAAGCGTGAAGAAATGAACGCGAACTTTGAGTAAACGGTTGAACGTCAATAAGAGGAGAGTACAATGACTTTACCGAATCCGCAGAATAACCAATCGGACTCTGCACCCAGCTTCCAAGAACGGAAGCGACAAGCACTCGCCGAAGAACGCGGCATCATTGAAGATCAACCGCCGGAAGTGCCAGATCAAGTCGACCTGGAAACCAGGAGAGAAGACCAGGACGCCCATCAACCGCTCATCGATGATGATGACGACCTCGAATACAACGAGGACTCCGAATTTGAAGACGATGCTGACGGAGTGGATCTCCAAGACGAAGATTCCGAGGGTGATGAGCTGAGTGAGGACGCAGCCCATTGGAAAGCTCAAGCCGAAGAGGCAGAGCATCTCAGACAAGAGATGCAGAGAGATTACACCCGCAAAACGCAAGTTCTAGCGACACAGCGAAAGCAGCTTGAGCAGGACGCAGCGTTGAACCAGCAGGTGCTTGCCACCTACGTTAATAACGCGAACCAGTATCTGGCGAAGTGGGAAAACGTAAACTGGCAGCAGCTACAGTCAACACTCGATCCTGCAACGTACCAGAAGAGAGTCACTGAGTATCGTAATGCTGTCGCACTGAAGGACCGCGCTCTGGGCCAGCATCAACAGTTTGTTGATACCGCCCAGGAGATGCTCGAAAGGCAGAAGACGGCAGAGGCCGAACTAAGCCGGGACATCTTGAAAAGCACGATCCCGAACTGGGGCAACGAGCTGTACGGCCAGTTAGCGGAATTTGCGACAACGGAGTTGGACTACTCGCCGGAGGAGTTTGGTGAAATCACGGACCACCGTGTCATACGGATGATCTACCGAGAGTTTGCCGCAAGAGACCCCCAGGCCAGCGTCCAACGAATTCGCAAAAGAGGTTCCCGACCAAACTCGTCACGGAACCCTGCTCAACGGGAGCGTGGATCAAATGGAAGGTTCACGAACGCTGAGAGGACTCACAGGGAGAACCCTGGTGATCGTGACGCGACACGCGAATACTTCAGAATGAAGCTTGAGCGTGAGAGGCGGGGCCGCAAGTAGGAGATTATCCTCATGGCAGCATTTGAAAGTTATACCCAGCTTCGACAGAAAGAAGACGTACAGGACGAGATCTATATCATCTCCCCTGTCGACAACCCCGTAGCATCGATGTCCAAGACAATTCGTGCGACGGGTAAGCTCCACGAATGGACCCAGGACGTCCTGCAATCCGCTGGTGCAAACCGTGCGGTTGAAGGTGCAGCAGCACCGGCAGACAGCTCTGCGGCAGTAACGGAACTCAACAACTATTGTCAGATCATGACAAAGGCTGCTGAGATCACCGGCACCCTGGAATCCGTTGACAAGTACGGACGCGACTCTGAAATGGCGTACCAGCTTGAGCTTCGTTATGGCGAGCTTGCCAACGACGAAGAGCTGGCGATTGTAGGCGCGCCAGGTGGTACTCGTCAGAGTGCTACTGCGGGTTCAGCGTCTGTGGCTCGTCAGATGGCATCACTCCACAACCAGTTGGACTCAAGCGTGATCACTTACGCGACAACCAACCGGCTGACTGGTGGTACTGCTATCACGACGATTGCGGATCTGGAAACGATCCTGCTGGAAGTTCACCTGGCAACGTACAACGAAGGCGGTAACCCCAACTACCTCTTCACGTCGCCAACGAGCGCCCAGTACATCAGCTCATTTGCTTACGCGACCGGTCGTCAGCGTGACATTCAGAACCAGCGCCAGCTGGTCAATGTCATCGACCTGTACGTGAGCTTCTACGGTGAGCTGACGGTGGTTCTGGACAGAAACATGGACAGCACTCAAGAGTGTTACCTGCTTCTGGACTTCAACTACCTGGCAACGCCGGTACTGCGACCTACTGCAGACTGGCCGATTGCAAAGACTGGTGACTCTGATGTACGTCAGATTCTCCGAGAGTCTACCTTCGCTGTTCTGAACACGAAGGCACACGCAATGCTGGACAAGATCCCGAGTGGCTTGACCTAAGCCAGCAGCCCCCTTGGGGGAGGAGTAGATAAATGAGGCCTGATTGCATAGATTGCGGCAAGCCCGCAGATTCCAAGGGTCACGGCAGGTGGCACAAGAAATGTACTGCCTGTCGGAAAACACCTTGGGTTATCTTCAAGGGTGATGACTGTGATCTGTGCGGTTTTGTCCCTGTTAACAAGTGCCAACTAGACGTTGATCACATAGACGGGAATAAAGCCAACAATGATCCAAGCAATTTGCAAACGCTTTGTGCTAACTGCCATCGTTTAAAAACATTCTTAAACAATGACCATTTAGATAAAGAGCGTTGTGAGTTTGAATCGCTTCAAGTCTCATTATTTTAACCTCCCCCCTTTCTTTTTCTTGACCGGAGGGACGATGGCAACACACAAGCGAATGACTAAGGTTCTCGGTGAATACTGCCGGGGATTTGCATCAGAGGACGGTCAGCACTACCGCACCGAGCGGCAGGACATGAAGCCAGTTCTCGACCACGTTAAGTTCCTTGACGAGAAGGTCAACTCTGCTCCGAAGACAGGCAACCGCAACGACATGCGGTATGTCGGTTCTATCCCCATGCTGGTGCTGACTGACTGGCTGAAGAACAACGGCTACACGATGGACCAGTGGGCGAGGGACGAGGACAACTGCAAGCAGAAGTTCATCTCTCATCTTCAATCAGAAATGCCAGCATTCCTGGCGAAGAAGAAGAAGTCTTCCCAGATCATTATGGCGGGGTGATGAATGGCTACAGTGACAGACATAGGTACGCTCAAGGCTGAAATAGCTGCTTACCTTTACGACCGGTCTGACCTCACGGCGCAGATCCCCAACTTTATTGATATGGCGCAGAAGCGCCTTTTTCGCGTCCTGCAGTGCCAGGAAAACGAGAAGCTTGCATCCGGCACGTTGCCTGCTAACGAGTACGCTCTGCCTGCAGACTACAAGGCGCTGCGGTACATCCTGGTTAACGACAAGCCGATGGAGAGCGTCTCTGATATTGAGCTGAGATCCAGGCTGAAGAACCAGCCTGGTAACGGTGAGCCTTCCGCATTTTCACGTATCGACACCAAGTGGATCTTCCACCCACCACCCGACGACACCTACGACATTAACCTGTACTACTACGCAGATTTGTCGAGTGACGTTACCAGTGACGTGGCAACGAATGCCGTGCTGACTGCTTACCCTGATCTGTATGTTTGGGGTTCGCTTCTGATGGCCGCGCCGTACCTCAACGAGGACAATCGTATTGGCACTTGGAAGGCGTTGTATGACGACACGCTGCAGACGATCAATGAGCGAACCTTCGACCAGGAATACTCTGGGTCGAATATCTCAGTGAGAAATGCATATGGCGACTGAGTCTGGGACATACATTTCTGACTTTGATATCACGAACCCTGCTGACAATGCGGCCGCAACAGAGCTGGACGATCACCTTCGGCTCATCAAGTCATTCTTGAAAGCGACGTTCCCTGGCACTGGTGGCGATCTCTACGATGAGCCGGTAACTGCCACGTCAGATCAGATCGATGGCTGGGATGCGCGGCTGACCGCACTTGAGGGTCTCTCGTTGGCGCAGGTCTCTCCCGTCGCTGGCAGAGTGGATACAACTGGAGTGAGTAGCGGGACCATCACAGTATCTGGCGTTGGCTTCCAGCCAAAGATGATCTGGATCTGGGGTTCCGGTGATGCTGGTCCGGGGGAGAGTGGCTTTTCGTTTGCAGCCTGGCATGAGGACCATGACAACGGCTACCCGACAAGCTTTAGCGCAAACCCTGCCTCTAACTTCGCTGAAAGCAGAAACCTGGTTTCCTTCGCTTTTGTTCAGTACGCAAATTCTGGTAACACCAGTGATGTGTTGTCGATTGATAGCGTAGGCAGCGACGGATTTGATTTCTCTATCAACAAGAAGACTAAAGACATGCAAGTTAACTGGGTGGCGTTTCCATAATGGGACTGAATAACGCTGAATACATCGACGGTCTGAACCCGAACGACCCAACTTTTCAGGACAGGGTAGTTGATGCTGCGTCTCATTTGAGAGCAATCAAGAAGGCGCTGCAGCAGACGTTCCCGAATGTGAACGGCGCGGTGACTGAAGGGCCGGATGGTCTTAACGGATTCGAGGCAAGAATCGCAGCCCTGGAGGGAACGCTGGGCGCGTTTACTCAGCAGGGCGTTGCCAGCGGCAGGTTGTCGATCAACACCTCTGCTGGCAACTACAGTGTAACTGGGCTGGGGTTCCAGCCTACGCTGCTGGTTGCGATGGCTGCAGGCGATGACACTGTTTTGGCAACGCTCTCCGCGAACTACTCGATTGGTTTCACAGACGGCACCAACCAGTACAGCCTGTCAGGCACTTCTGACGACACTTATGCGGGAGATCGAACTTATCAAAGCGCGTCCTACCTGCTCGACATGTATGGGTCGAACGAGACCTCTGCAGCCAGGGTGACGATTGTGTCGCTCGACTCTGATGGCTTCACGGTCAACGAGTCGCTGGGTCTGTGGGACATCGACATAACTTGGATGGCATTTGAATAATGGCTTTAGATCCTGCGAATTACATCGAAGACCTGGACGCTACCCAGCCGCCAGCCAGTGATCCTGCGTCACAGGCTGACGATCACATGAGAGCGATCAAGAAGGCGATCAAGCAGACATTCCCGAATGGGTTCAGTTCAGCGATGTCGATCACTGACGAGCTGCTGAACGGATTTGAGGGGCGTATCGCTGCGCTTGAAGCTTTAGGCTTGCCTACCATGAAGTCACCCAAAATGGGTCGACTGACGGTCCCTACGGGCGCAGGAAACACGGCAGTCACAGGGGTGGGGTATGAACCCAGCCTGATCGTCTGCGTAGTGAATATTCCTGATACCGGCGAGATGAACCTGTCGATGGGGTTTGCGCCGCAGACGACATACAGCGGAGGCGTTTGTTCCTGGTCAGGCACGTCATTCACCAGCAACACTGCGAGTAGTGGATTCCAAAATCAGCTTTGGAGCGTCAGCCAATGGAACGGCTCAAGCTGGGCTGTTAAGACTGTGGGCCAGCTGCTTTCGCTTGATGCAGACGGCTTCACTCTCGACAACGGGTTTGCTGACGTGACCGCAGAAATGATCTGGATTGTGTTCCCATGAATAAGACCATTCCTCTTCGCCAGATCGGACTCGCTGGTCAGATAAAGGACATCCTGAACTCTGATATACCGGCCCAGGGAGTCCGGTCTGCGCGATCCTGTCGCATCGAGGATCAATCTCTGCGCTCATACGGCAACGCGAATGAGTACTTGTCTGACGTTGCCGGAGAGACCTTTCTGTTTGCTCACCCTTTCTGGAGAGCGAGTGGTGATGGCTGGGTTGTTGTTTCCCTGGTGTCTGGTACGCCAGACACGATTAAGGTTGAGTTCGTGACCCTTGGCGGCTCGAAGACGGTTATCTCTCCAGCGGCATCGCTCGACATTAGCGCGACAGAATGGTGTGCGGTTCAGTTGGGCGAGTGGTTCATCCTGACGAACAATGGCGGCGTCGACAATCCGCAGTGGACTGATACCGCTTTGACGGCAATGGTCGACATGCCTGGTTGGCCCACGGCTTACAAGTGCAACGTCATCACGGTATACAAAAACTTCCTGGTCGCTGCAGGCATCTCCAAGACTGCTGGCTCCGGCGACGAGAGCAGGATGGTGAAGTGGTCGCACCCGTATGCTGACGGTGACACCACAACCTACTGGGATCACACGGACCCGACGATTCTTGCTGGCGAGACTCTGCTGGCAGAACCTGGCAGGGCGATCACTGCGCTGCAGTCATTCAGGGATTCTTGCATGGTTTACTTCGACCGGCGAACCTGGAGAGCTGACTTTGTAGGTGGTCAGTATGTATTCAACTTCAGGCAGGTGTTCAATGACGACGGATGCGTCGGGCCGCTTTCTCATGTGGCGACACACGAGGGCGCGATTGTGTTTGGTCACCGAGACGTCTACATCCACGATGGTGCGACGAAGAGATCCCTGACCGACGGCAAGATGACTCGATACATCTACGAGACAGTTGACCTGTCTTTCTCGCCGGTTGGTGCCTGGTATCCGAAGCGGAACGAGATCTACTTCCTGTGCCGGTCCTATACGACGGGCGACGGGAACCTGTTCTTTATCGCCAACACGATTCACGATTACGCCTGGACTGAGGTCGTCGCGGAGCTGAATGGCGATGGTTTGTTGACACACATGGCTGTTGGCCCAAGGCCTTCAGATGGCGCTGTTGTGTACACTGACTGGACGACTGAGACCTATGACGAGTTTGGTGACACCACCTTTGCGGATCTGTCAGGGCAGGACGAAACGGTAACGCTGCTTGGCGTAAGTGAGGGCCAGGGCGTTGTCTGGAACATGGATTACTCCGGCGCGACGGGTGTGGTCGACACGTTCAGGCGTGACGCCATGATTGAGCATCGAGCGATTGATCTCGATGAGATGGGCATGGGTGCCAACAAGATTATTTACCTCAACCGCATCATCCCGCAGATCTCAGGCACTGGAGTAGTCAAGTTCATTATCGGTACGCATGACACGCCGGAAGGATCGATTTCCTGGAAAACTGCCGTGACGTATGACCTTGATGACGCCGACCAGTATGCGGTGGACATTCGCGCCGCCGGACGTTATCTGGCGTATCGAATTGAGCCAAACGACGAGAACGATCCTGCGCTGTTTTCTCTGAGTGGGATGGATCTTGAAGTCTCTACGCCGAGAGGGACCAGGTAATGGATGACGATTATCTAGCGTTTAAGCCGGTCGAGATTCATGCGGAGAATCCGGCAGAGCTTCTCCTGGTACTGAACGAATACTTCCGAGTGATCTCTTCGAACCTGGACAGACTCAACGGCGACCAGTACCAGTTCCGTAAGTTGCAGTCAGAGCCGTACCACAAGTACGACGGGCTGACGGTTTTCGCTGACGGCACCAACTGGAATCCAGGCAGCGGCCAGGGCATTTACACATATTACAACTCAGCCTGGAACAAGCTGGGGTAGGAGACTGTAATGGCTAGCATATTTGACAGCACCAAGACTACAACCAGTGAGCTGACGCCGTGGTCTGAGACGATTGACCCAATCAAAGCGGCGCTTGGTCTTATTAACAATCAGCCGAACTGGACCTCTTACCAGGATGATTGGGTCGCCAACATGAACCAGGGGCAGAAGAATGCTCTGGACGGTTCACAGGGGTTTGGCATGGGCGGCATGCAGACCTTCGGCGGCAACATGATGACGATGGGTCAGAACATGATGTCCGGCTACGGTCAGGCCCAGAACTTCTACAACCAGGCGCTGGGCTGGAACCCAATCACCAATCAGGGTCCAGACATGCAGATGGTCGCCATGATGGCTGACAACCCGTACATGACGGGCATGATCGATGCTGCATCGAGGGACATTACTCGCAACCTGTACGAGGACCAGATGCCTGGTATTGCGGCGTCTTCTGCTGGTGCTGGGCAGACGGGTTCATCGAGGCGCGGAGCGGCAGAGGCGATTGCTGCCCGTGGCGCTGCTGACAGGATTGGTGATATTGCAGCCAATATGAGGGGGTCTGCCTACGAGAAGGCGCTGGGCATTGGTGCTGACATCGCGTCAGAGAACGCGCAGCTTGCGTTCAAGAACCGAACTCAAGGCTTGGATGCTGCTGATGCGTTGAGGCTGATCGGTGGCGCTGGTGCTGATCTGGTGACCACTGGTGCTGATATGCGTCGGACAGGTTACCAGGACGCGCTGAACGCTGGTGATCGATACCAGCAGCAGGAGCAGGCAGAGATCGACGCCTTGCGGGAGCAGCACATGCTTGACCAGCAGCTGCCCTACGACCAGGCAACAGCGGCGCTGAATGTTCTCATGGACCCTGCCATTAAATTTGGCAAAGACGAGGTCAAGGAAGTAGAGGATTGGGATGGTGAACTTGACGTGATTACCGCTCTTCTCACCGGAGGTGGTGGTGCTGACATCACCATCCAAGACCTGATCAGCGGAGACATTACAGCGGAAGGCGGCACTGGTGGTCAAGGCGGCAATGTTGGCGACATTGATGTTGATGCCCAGGGTGGTCAAGGTGGTAACGTCGGAGACGTTTCTGCTGAGGCCGAGGCCAGGGCCGAGGGTGGCAGCTCATCATCTGAATCGAGCAGCACCAGCGGCAACAATTCTGGCTCTATCACTGGCAATCCTGACCTGGACAAGACGGTCACAGACGCTGTCGTTAAGGCGGCAAAGGCTGCTGCAAGCGGTGGGGACTTTGAGAAGATCCTCACTGGTGCGCTCGGTGCTGGTCTGGCCGGTGTCGCTATTGAGTGGGCGAAGAATCAGTCCTGGTGGCCGTGGGGCAAAGAAAACGAAGGCGAAGAGGCTTCTGAGGAAACTGAAGAGACTGAAGGCGCTGGCGATAACGACCCCGACAACCGGCAACCGGAAGGCAACAACGACCCTGATGTGACTGACAACGCTGTTTTCTCTGAACCTCAAGAAGGGCTTTCTGATTGGGCGAGGCAGACTAATGAGAGTCCTGTCATCCCTGGCGTTGGGGTGGTCCTTGACGACAACACGATGGTGCAGAAGGGGAGCATCCCGCAGCAGATCTGGGACGAGATCGTGAAAGTTGCTGACGACGGATTCTCTGATAACGGTCAGCTCCCGAGCAGGCAGCAGATCAATGACATCCTTGGCGGCACTGGTCAGGACCAGGGTGATACGACAACCGACACCAATACGGATACGAACACTGACCAGCCAACAGGGCTTTCTCAGACAGAACTTCAGAACCTGGAGACAGCCATTTTTGATGCCGGTGGCATGGCGGCTGATGTTCAGGCCGGTGTTGGCGCTTACAACACGGCTTACCAGGAAGCGATCAGCAACGACGCATCTGAGGAAGAAGCTAAGGCGCTTGCAGAAGAGGCCTTCGACAGCTGGTGGAGGGATAGATTCGGTGAGCCTGGTGTGGGCCAGAACGACACCACGGACCAGGACGCTACCGGCATATTGATCGGCGGCGTTGATGGTAACGAGAACGCTGGGTCTTCGTTTGCGAACGGGTTCGACGGCACCGCTGGAATGAGTTCTGGGATTTCTATTGGAAGCGGCAACCAGGGTGGCCTCGGTTCGGAGGGTGGCGGTCTTGGGGGCGACATGGGCGTCCTTGGAGACCAGGGCGGCATCTTCAGTGGAACTGCAAGGCATTCACGAATGATGGCAAACAATGCCGGGTATGCTGCTGCCTATACTGCGGCCATCAACGCCGGATTCAGTCACGAAGAAGCGGTAAGCAAAGCAGAAAGAGCGTCTAAGAAGGACGACTAGGAGAAGGGTATGAACAACATCGTTGAAGGCGAACACGATTGGATGAAGCGGGGCGGCTATGACAGGGTCTCTGGGCTTACTGCAGCGATGCCTGCGCCTCAGCCTATGTCGAACCCTTTCGGCATGGGCGGCGGCTTCAGGGGGCGTCTGAGGGACGCTCTGCTTGCAGCTTCTCCTGCAGGGCATTCAGACAATCGAATGGAGAAGGTCATCGAGGCGCGTCTATGGGACCGGGGCATGCACCCTGACCAGCAGGCTTTGCGTACCGGCGGCAGAGACACGTCATCCATCAAGAACATGGAGTACATGATCTTCGCTGCTGAACAGAAGCTTGGCCGCAGGATGACCTCCCAAGAAAGGGCTGAGTTCATCAACAAGAACTGGTATCCGATGCAGCGGGGGCCGACTCAGTACGACGTGAATGGCGTCCCGATTATCGGCCAGCAGACGCCTGACGGCGGCTTTATGGGGATGCCTGCAGCCAACACGGTTGGTGCTGACCCAGGTGTGCCTGTGGACCCATCACAAGCACCAGGGTCTCCGGCACCCGAGTACCCAGCTAGCCCATCAGAGGCTGCAGGGATACCAGGCGCGGCCCAGAGAAACATCTCCCTGCAGGAGGCTCAGAGGCAGGAGAACGAGCAGAAAGAAAAGGCTAAGTATTCCGAGGTCACGGGCAGGGGCGTTGCTGAACTGGACAACGCATTCAGATCCGACGCGCAGGATCTTGTGAACGTCGTCAGGCAGCAGCTTGGTGACGCTATTGCACTGCGAGACCTGATCAAGAATAACCCGAACTATCAAAACACCGGACCTTGGGAGCAGTTCTACGCAGAGTGGTCTGATGAGCATACCGCAGAGGTTAAGGCGGCGTCTGTGTTCCAGACACTGATGAACTTGCAGATTACGAAGCTGACCCCTGTTTCTGAGAAGGAAATCGTGATGGTTTCCAAGCTCTGGGCCAGTGTTGCCAACGACCCGAAGGGGAACGTCGGTGCGTTGAATGATGCCATTAGGCGATACGAAAAGGTTCTTGGTGAGCTGCAGAAAAAACGAGACTACTGGACGAAGAACGGCAACAGTCTGAAGGACTACAACCTTGTCGACAAGGACGCTGACTGGACGACGCCTCTCCCGTCGAGCTGGGGTGTTGGTGACAAATACTCAGGCGGTTCATCAAGCACCACAACGACGAAGCAGCGAAATTTCGAGGATGAATATAAATGACCACCTTGAGCGATTACATTCGCATGCGGAAAGCTGCGAAGGCGAAGAAGGACCAGGAAGCCGTCGACTACTTCAACGGCAAGATTCAGGAGCTGATGGGGCAGAAGAAGCCTGGTTACTTTGAGTCATTCGCCAGGGGCGCGGCGCAGGGCGCAACCTTCGGCCACTCTGACGAGATGGCTGGGGCGGCAGCGATGGCAATGTCTGGTGGTCAGGATGGCTCCTATGATGTTGCCAGGGATGAGCAGCGCATGCTTAACGACGCTGCGTCACAAGAAAATCAGTTGACGTACCTGGGCGGCGAGATTGCCGGATCTCTTTTACCCATTGCCAGGATAGGCCAGCTTGCCAAGCTTGGGCAGGCGATACCCAACGCGCTGACAGGTGCGGCCAGGACGATTGGTGCCGGTGCTGCCGGTGGCGCGGTTGCTGGGCATGGCATCAGTGACGACACGGGCATGGACCTTGCCACTGACGTTGCCGCTGGTGCCGCTGGTGGGGCTGTTCTGGCTCCGGTAGGTGGTTACGTTGGCAACAAGGTTGGCGACTTCCTGGGCGACCTGGGTTCGTCTGTGAAGAACAAGCTTTGGCAGTCACCAAACCAGATGTCAGACGGCATGGTCCGACGTGCATTGACCGACGACGGCTACAACACCGCAGAGGATGTTATTGCTGCCAGAACGAGAGACGACGCCGCTGGGAATCTTCGCTTGTTTGAGCTGGGTCCGAACGCGCTGGAGACCGGAGTCGACGCTGCGAAAAATCCTGGTCCTGGTCGGCGTTACGCTGACCGAGAGATTACGAAACTCCAGAAAGGCCAAAGTGCTAGGGTAGAGCAGGGCATCCGAGACACTGTCGAACCGAAGTGGGAGAGCTACCACAAGTTCCTTGGTGACGTTTCAGCCCAGCGCAAGGCGCAGGCATCGCAATACTACGAGAAGGCCTACAGCAGAAACTTCCAGCCCACGCAGAAGCTTCTGAGGGTACAACAGGTAATTGAGGACGGCTGGCCTGACGTGCTTGCCGAGGCGCAGAAACGGTCAGCCAGGAAGGCGTCACTTGAGCCAGAAGGTCTGTTCGGTGAGCCAGGTAATTTCCTGGGCGTTGCTGACCAGGTGAAGCGGGTACTCGATGACAAGATCAGCGAGGCGATCAGGGCAGGCAAGAATGAAGCCGCTGCGGATCTGCTCAAGGTTAAGAACGCCTGGGTGGGTGAGCTTGACGCATTGATCCCTGACTACAAGACCGCCAGAGGTCTGTACGCTGGTGCGAGGCAGATGGAGAACGCTGCCGAATTTGGTCGAGGCGTCCTGAGAGACACCAAGATGTTTGGTGAAGACCTGGACGAGATCCTGAAGCACTACGGGCCTGGTGAGATGGATGCTTTCCGTATCGGCCTGGTGCGTGGCGCGATCGACAAGATGAAATCTGGCACCGATATGTCAGACAGCAGCCGCAAGGTGTTCAACAGCATGAGGGCTGAAGAAGTTTTTGATCGGGCGTACCCGGGCGGTCAGACATCACTGCTCAAAGATCTCATGGAAGTTGAACATGGCCGTAGCACGGCGAAGAACAGAGTTCTTGGTGGCTCACCAACGTACCAGCTCCAGAGGCAGGGCAAGCTCGTTGATGATCAGCGAGGGCAGTCTGTAACCGGAGCGGCGACGGAGTTCATCCGCAAGATGATCGGTGACGGCGTTAACCCGAGCGAGCTTCAGCCTGGTGATTATGCGCTGATTGCGAAGAAGCTTTTCGGTGAACTGAGCGACGACGAGATCCGCAGAATTATGGGTAGGGCTTCTGCCACACTTGGCAGTTCCAACAAGCTTGGTTCTGCTGCAGAAAGGACTGCAACGTACCAGTCAGGGAAATTAGCAGAGGTAGACTTGTGAGAGATTACAGAAGCGGATTCAACAAGAGCAGGAAGCGCGGCAGGAAAAAGCGCGAACGTGAGCTGACTCGCCAGGAGTATCTTGACTCTATTGCAACCAGCACCGCATTCATTCCAGGCCTGGGCGACATTGCCGAGTTCGGCTCTCTTGCTAACAGGGAGTATGAGGGGATCGATCCTCCAGCCGCTTGGGAGTATGGTCTCGCTGCCGTGCCTGGTGGGCTTGGCGCTTTGGGCATGGCTGCTGGAATGATCCCGAAGAAGGTTGGCAAGCTGGCAGATGAGTCCTCTGAGTTAACAAAAAACAGGGTTGCGCGTGAAGAGGCTTGGCAGGCGCTGGAGAAAGCTAACGAGAACGTAGGGGTGAAGCGAAATAAAAGCGGTCGCTACGTTGGTGGCCCAGAGGACGTGAAGTCTCCACAAAAGCGCACGGCAGTTGTTAACAAATACGCTGACAGAACAGAAGCTGCTCTGGAGGCTGGAATCCCGCCTGGGTACTTCTACGAGCAGGGCGCAGACACGCTGAAGCGAATCACTGACTCGCCAGATGAGCATAGAATGGTTGCGGATTTGTATGGCCCGACATCAACCCAAGTTGGCCCTTACCAGAACACGCTCTACGCTGTTCGCGCCTTGGATCAGAAGGCTATGGATGTTCCGGTTAGTGTGGGTTTATATCCAAATGACTTGCGTCCGAGAGTCGATGCTGTGCTGGAGGGTAATGAGCCGTGGAAGGGCTATAAAGTAGACCGCTACAGTGAGATGCTGGGACCAAGGGACCGGCACGTTCACCCTCTACAAGACATGCCGCCGAACGACCAGTGGGAAGGTTACGGGGTAGGCTTTAAGCAGGGGCATGTGCCTTCAGGCCCGACGCAGGTCGCCTGGGCTGATGACATACGACGACGCGCTGCAGACAAGATCAACATGCGTCGAGCAGAGAAGGGCGAGAAGCCCTTAACATCTGAGGAGATACAGGAACTGCACTGGGCTGCGATCCGCGCTGAGACAGAAGGCAGGCCGCTGCAGTTGAACCCTGGCGATACCTTGCAGGGCAGTCTGCCTTCGTTCCAGGTGCAGCATGCCTGGGAAGCCGAGCCTGGTGCCTCGTCCGGCATCATGCGCCTGACCGACAAAGACGCCTACGCAGACGAGGTCGCTGGCGTGGTTCTCGATGCTGATGGCAAGGACAACATCATCAGGGCTATGGGTGGTCGACTTCAAGAGCCTGCAGTGCGAGGCACGGGTGTTTGGAAGGGTGAGAAGAGTCCTGGGTTTCAATCGCGCTCGTTTGGTTCTTGGACCCAGGCTGACGGAATGGCTCCGGCATCCGCTGCGCGTGTTGACTCAACCGAGGCTGTTCGCCAATACATGCTAGGACAGGAAGGCAGAGCCTACAGCGCAATTAACCCGAAGGCTAAGGCGAAGGATCTGAACATCGCTGAGTTCACTACCGGCGCACCACCTTCGCCAGATGAAACGGCCAGGCTGCAAGGGTTGCTTGAGGATGAGTATGACGCGATTGTCCCTACAGAGAAGGGTTTTCGTGCTATATACGAGAACACTGACTCCGACCTTCTCAAGAAGGCTGGCCGACTGGGCGACAATCCTGTGGTCGGGAAAAACCTTGGTGACTTTAATGCTGACATAGACTGGGCTGGCGGCAACGCCACTCAGCACCTGTTAGACACGCTGGATAACTCAATGCCTGGTGCTGCACGGCTGGCAGACAGCCCTGCGACGCGCAAAATTGCTGGGGATATGGCTGATCTTTATCAGCGTCTTGAAGCGGAAGGGATGCTCAAGGGCAACCAGAAGCTGAACACTGCGCTGAGAGCGTGGCAGGAAGGTGGTCTGGACGCTGTCCGTGAGCTGGTTAAGAAAGGCCTCGCCCCTGCGGCAGTGCTTGGTGTTCTTAGTCGCATGAGCGAGGAAGAGTCAGACGGCGCAGTCCCGACCACATGATGGGCAGATCGGGTAATCAGGCACACCATTAACCTGGGGTGGCTTGAAGTGCGTTCCGCAACCAGGGCAATCCCACTCACGCTCCTGCCGCTCTCTAAGCTCTCTTGCTTGCCTTTCTCGGTGAGCAGGAGCTGCCCCGCGCACCCAGTTGTCGATAAAGCTACCCATCGCGTTTCTCCGTCACAAAAATGTCACAAGCGGTTTAGTGGAATTGCTGAAGGCCAGAGAAATTGGAGCGGGTAGCGAGGTTCGAACTCGCGACCTCAACCTTGGCAAGAATGTGTACCTACTCGGGGCGCAGTATCCATGCGCCTTGTAGCCGATCAACACTGTATAAATGCCCATTATCTCCAATCCAGTTCCGGTAGCGTGTGTCACAAAAGTGTCACAGCCGTTTAACGTACTTCAGGAGCCGCTCACGGTGTTCTGGCTTGACCCATACCTCAACCTTCACCAGGCCTGAATCGTTCTTGGCGGCTCTGTGACGAGCCACACGCTCACGATTGAGTCGTGCTTTTCTTTCTGCTGACGGCTCAGGTGCATCGCACTCGAAGCAGTGACCAGTCTCGTCGTAGATGTGTTGTTTGCAGGTCATGGCAGGTTCGCCAGCATATCGACCAAGTCTTTTTTACTGACCTCGATCTTGATTGCGTCAGTCCCGATTCGCGCAGTGATCTCCACTGTGCCGTTGTGAGGAAGCGGCTCAACGAACCCCTTCTTCTTTCGCTCGAAGTCTGGCGCATTGACCAGATGATCGAGAGAGAATTCCCAGTCTTCTGAGAAGTTGCCGCTACCCATGATTTTCGTGATTTTCATTAATACGCTCCTGTCAGCTCGATTTCCAAGGCGCTGTGACGCGCCTTAAAAATGATTCCCGCTTTAGTCAGCTCAATGATGCCCTTGTAGAAGGCTTCGTCGTCGTTGTACCTGATTACTGAATTATCCATTACTTGCTCCTCAAAATTTCTGAAAGAATCTCTACGCCTTCGTAGCCGTCTTCGCGCATTTCTTTTACTCTTTTCTCTGCCGCCTTGCGGTTTGAGTAAACTGAGTCAATGCCGCAATCTTCTGATGAGATGATGTAGACCTTCTTCATTACTTGATCTCCTTATCGGTAAGAGTGTGAGCCGAAGGCGATTTCTTCTTCGACGTGTTCGACCATGTCCTTCAGAGTCCAAGCGTACTTGCCGGTGGCTGGGTAGCTGAGGATCACGGTGCCGTTCACTTCGTGCCACTGCTTTCCGTCGTTCATGATCTCAGTGATGCGCTGGTCTTTCTCAAACCTGACAGCATTAACGTCTTTGCCATTGTGGCTCTTGCGAACGATGAACTTTGCGCCGCTTGGAGTGTTGATCGTGATTTCTCGTCTCTTGGTCATGTCGTTGTCCTTTCGTGGTGTTTGCCTCAACTCGAAACGAATCATCTCACACCATTACATGTAATTCAACGCTCAGGACAAAAATAATTGAGAAATTTTTGCAGAAGATTCTTTCAGGTGGTCGATGTTCAGGTGCGCGTACTGCATCACCGACTCCAGCTTGCTCCAGCCGCCCAGCTCCTTCAGCTCGTAGATCGAGGTGCCATTCATGATGTGCCAGGACGCGAACGTGTGCCTGAAGATGTGGGGGTGTATGTTCTTGTCGATGCCTGCGCGTTTCTGAGCCGATTTGAAGGCTCTTCTGCCGATGACATCCAAGTCTCTGCCTCGGTACTGTAAGACCCTTCCTGACGGCCTGTGGAGCCGCTGAAGGACATCCATCGCCATCTGGTTGATGGGTATGACCAGGGGCTTCCTGGCCTTCATCTTCTCGGCTGATATGGCTATGGTCCTGGCGAACAGGTTCACCTCTGCCCACTCCAGGTGGGTGATGTTCCGCATCCTCATGCCGGTGGCGATTGCCAGCGTGACGAAGTCCCTGTGTACCTGCTCCGGTAGCGCCTTGATGAGCAGGTCGACTTCTTCAGGGGTGAGGTACACCAATCGCCCTGGTCCCTCTGGCAGCTTCTTGATCCTGGGCGGCGTGTCGATCCAGCCAAGGTCTGCGGCGTGATTCATGATAGCGATCAGCAGGGTCAGGTATCGGTTGATGGTTGGCGGCTTAAGCCCTCTGAGCTTCATGGCGGTCGTCATCGTGTGAGCCAGCTCTCTGGTCACCTCGTTGCAGAACTTGCCGTCTGTCCACTCTCTGAGCCTGTCAGCGCGTCTCACGTCATCCTTCCAAGATCCCGACTGTGTACGCCCCTGGAAGTAGCTGGTGGCTGCTTCGAGGAACAGCCGCTCGTTCTTGACGTTGCGTCTCCAGGCCTTGGCCTTCAGGTCGTCATGGATCTCCTGGGCTAATTGGCGGTCGCCTGTGCCAGTAGTGCCTCGAAATCGTTCTCCACGGACCTGAAAGTCGTAGTGGTATGTATCGCCTCTTTTCCTGAGTGACATGGTGTCTCCATCAGTGATTCGATGTGGTTCTTGGTGAGTCTCCAGCGGCCCATGATCTTGACCCCGATGCCGCGCCTTACACACTCCTGGCGCAGCGTCTCGGGGTGGATCTTGAGCATCATGGCGACCTCTTTGAGGGTCCAGGTCTCAACTGGGAAACCGGTCTCCAGCCAGGTGTCGCCGTTCATGCGTAATACAGGTGTGGCTTTGGCGCTACAGCCTCCCTGATGGGTCTCTCCCACCAGGGTACGTTGAGCCACTTTCCTGCCTCAAGCCTGGGAGCGGGTCTGTGACCCTTGCTCCCCTCGATGTTGTTGGTTACCTTCATGTCACCCCCTAGAACGGAATGTCGTCGTCAAAGTCATCAGCAGGCGGCACACCGAAGTCGTCAGGCTTGCTTTGATCTCGCTCCTGCTTCTTCCCGATGAACTCAAACTCCTTCAGCCGGATCTCAGTCGAGTAGTGCTTCTGCCCGTCCTTGTCCCAGGATCGGGTTCTCTGCTGACCGGCCAGCCATATCTGGTCACCCTGCTTGACGTACTGGCCGATGATCTCGGCCTGACGCCCGAAGGCTACCCAGCGCACCCACTCGGTTGATTCCTTTTGTTCGCCGCTCGATTTGTCTTTCCACCGGTCGGTGTGGGCGACACTGAAGTTTGTCACTGCCTCGCCCGAGGGCATGTATCGCGTTTCTGGATCACGGCCAACATGGCCCACCATTTCAGTTCTAAGCACGGTTCGTCTCCTTCTCGTAGCTAATTCGTTGGTAAGTTGAGGACGGCTTTCTGTACTGCTCCAGGTCCACGCCGTCCAACTGTGGAACCTTCTTGTAATCAACAGACCCGACACGCTCAACCGTCTGGATCTTGCAGCCGAACGCTATCACGTTGTCGTCGCCTGCTTCGGCCTTGAGTGCAGCCTCTGCCTTCTTGAGATGATCGTCTATCATCTTCTTGTCTGCCAGGAGCTGCTTGTGTCGGTAGACAAGGTCTTTGATCTTCTCATCGCCTCGCTCTACCCAATCCGGCGCAGGCTCTTCGGCACAGAACTCGTCCCAGGCGTCGAGGAGTCGCACAACTTCGTCGTCGCCGGTCAGGTGCGGGATCAGGATGTTCTTCTCGTCAGAGATGTAGACGAAGAAATACGATTCGTGAGTCTCTTCGACGTAGTCCTGATGGACCATCTGCCAGTGGTAATACTCAGCGACATCGCCATCAGCGGCCATCTTCCAGACCTGGGAGTCTTCGCCTTTCCAGGGACACTTGATCTCAACCTTCACTGATCGACCGTCAGCAAGATGCCCCCAGCCGTCCAGAGACGCGCTGTACTCGCCGTCAACGAACACCGCTGGCTCAAGCTGCGCGTTAAGCTTATTCGCCACACAGGCAAGCGCAGCGGCCTCCAGGTTGTTTCCGTGCATGATGGCAGGATTGTCTGCTGACACGTTGGACCCGATGAGACCCTGCTTCTGCTCCCAGAGCTTTCGCTTGGTCATGCCCCAGTACTTCGGGGCGCAGTCCATGATGATTGATGCCTCGCTGGCGTTCCTGTGGGTGGCACGGTGTTCGTGCCACTCCAGGGAGCCTTGCTCGATGTTCTCTACTCTAGCCATGACTCTCTCCCGTCTTCTCCATCTTTTCGAGCTTCTTCTCCAACTGACCAACAGCATGCTGGTACTTGTTGGATGGCAGCTCCTTCAGCTCGGAGATCCCGTAGGCCTGACAGAAGAGACCCGTCTGCGTGTTTGTCGCGTCGATCAGGTCCACCAGATTGCTGTGCTGGGTCTCTGAGATGGTCTTCAGGTTCACCACCGTGCCGGTGTTCTCTTCCTTCTTGGACCCCAGGTTGGCGTCGAGGTCTTCCTGCGCGACACCAGCCGCTGCGGCCAGGGCGTACCGGCGCAGGTAGGTGATCAGACTTCCGGCATCTTGGGCGATGTTCTTCTTCTGCTGAAGTGGCAGCTCAAGGCTCCCCTGCATCCACTGACCAGACTTATGGCTGATTGTGGTGGTGACACCCACCGCGCCGTCTTCGCTCCTGTAGGGCATCTGAACGACACTCAGGCCTTGCCTGCTGAAGGCTGGACGGACAATGTCCAAGATGGCTGCGAGGTCAGCGTACTTCGACTTGAAGAACTCATTGGGCGTTGATGCTGCTGGGTTCTGGATCTCACCCTGTGCCAGTGCCAGGGCTTCTGCGATTTCGTTGATGTTTTCTGATGTCTTCATTTTTCCGCTCCTGGGAATGGAATTACGTTGTCTTTTCTCGCTGGAGCATTTCGCTCCATCTGGTCAATAAGCGGCTTGAACATGGCGTCCATCGCGTTTGCGAACTGAACGGACTGTTCAACGATCATCATGTTTTCGTTGATCAGCTCGACGCAGCGCCTTGGACTCCAGTCACCATCAACGACCTTGCCGTTGTAGGTGATGAGCCATTCATGTGAGTCTGCCTCTCTGTGAACGTCGCAGCCCTTGTGGTGAAGGGGTGGGAAGTCGCCACCTTCACGGCGCATGTCAATCCAGGCGTCGTATAGAGCCATGTTATCGTCGGACTCCTGGGCAGCACGGACGATTGCATCGCGCTGGTCACGCCCCCTGCAGTAAGCAGAGTGGTCGTCTGACATTTCGTAGGTCCAGTCATGCTCGAAAAGCATGAGCCAAAGTTGTGTAGTGGTACTCATTTGCCCACCTCCAGTGCCAAGAAGTTGCGGAGTGCCACCCAGTCTTCACGGGTCTTGAGCTGGCCCTTGGTGTCGACCAGCAGGCGATTGATCTCGCCGTCGATCTCAACAGATCGAGTCCTGGGCTTGAATGGGACGTTGCTGAAGAGTTCAGCGGTGGAGTTACGCATGACCTCGAATTCGCCAGAGGTGTGTGCGCCAGTTTGGTAAGTTGTGAGTTCTGCTATTCGCATATCGTTCCCTTTTCGTGGTTTCGTTTGACCCTGGCTTTATGCCAGGGACAAGGCGAACGATACGCTACGGAGTTGTAGTCGTCAACTACAAAATTGAAGTATTTACGATTTTATTTTGTAGTCCAAAAAGTTCCGCACCTCAGCGGCGTCTTCGGGGGTGAGCTTTTGAACCATCTGCGCTGACCGCTCCATCTCTTCCTGGGTGCCGTTGATACGGGCATCCTCAATCAGCATTAGCCAGGGCGGCACCTCAAGCGCCGCTGCGATCTTCTCTACAATGGCTATTGATGTACTACGTTCTGCTCTAAGCATTGCGCCTATAAGGCTCTGCGATACGCCAGACATCTTATGAAGGCGGTAGGCCGTTAAGCCTTTTTCTTCCATCAGGTGGCGTAGGTTGTCCCTGAAAATCTCGTTGGTGTTCATCTTTCGCCCTGGAGTTCTGCTCCTGTTATTGAAGGTATGAAGTATACGACGATACTCCTAAAAAAGGTTGTACGCAAAATAATAGTAAAATATTGTGATTGCATACTTCAAAAGCGGGGTGTACGATTCGTTCTCAGGTTTGAAGTAGGAATTTGCTATGAGCTTGAACGAGGTACTGCGGCAGAACCTTCGCGCAGAAATGGATCGGCAGGGCATGAGCGCCTACCGCCTGTCAAAGTTGACCGGCGTTTCACAGTCGCTGATTGGCAAGGTTTTACGAGGCGAAGGTGGCAGCAGCCTCGCCACTGTCGAAAACCTTTCATTCGGCCTGAACAAGAAGCCACACCAGTTGCTGATGCAGCGCCCAGGTGTGGTTGCATGAGATCCCCAATGTGTTGCGGCTTTGAAATCGGCGGGGCCGCAATTTTGCCCCTCGTTCGCGGGGGGATTTTTTTATGATCCATCGAGCGCCCAGATCGCAGTCGTTCACGATCCTGAACACTGCCACTTTCAACCTGCCTATCCCTGCCGATGAGCTTGGGGTTTACCTGCACCTGCTGTCGAAGCCTGATGACTGGTCAGTCAACGGCGTTTACCTCGCCAAGCACTTCGGGATGTCCAAGGACAAGACTTATCGAATCCTGAACAACCTGTGCGAGAGAGAGTCCGGCGGGGTCAAGCTGGTCACGAAGAAGTCGTACCGCAATGAACGTGGTCAGATGGCAACGGACTACATCGTACAAGAACCCAGTCCTGAAAATCAGGACCGGTCCGGTCCTGAAAAACCGGAACCGGAAAATCAGGACGTACAAAGTATTGAATTACTTAATCATCATCAATGGCGTCCAGATGATGTTCTGGAGCAACAGCTCAAACTCCTGCGGCTGACATACACCGAAGAAGAACTGATCCACTTCCAAGTGGAGCTTTCTGAAAACACACGAAAACGACACAGACCAGGGTCGGCGTTCATCACCTGGTTGAAAAGCGAACGAGGATTCAAGGAGAAGCAACGTGGAACAAGTGAACCCGCAAAGAGCAGTAGCAACGGCCCAACAGCCAAAGAACTTCTCACAGACTTCAACTGGTGACCAGGAAACGATCAACGCATTGTTCGCCACGATCAAGGTTGCCTACCCGAACTTTATGTCCAAGCAAAATCAGGACATTGGCTCGATCAAGCGCATGTGGCTGCTGCACCTGGGTGGATACGCAAGGGAGAAGATCGAGGAAGCTGCAAGGCTGATGGTTGATCGCTACCCGACATTTGCCCCTACCCTGGGTGAGTTCAAGAAGCTGATCGCTGAGATCAACCAGGCGAAACCAGCGCACAAGGAATACATCGCGCTGCCCAGGCCGGAAGCAGATCCCAGCATTGCCAGGATGGAGCTGGGCAAGATGAAGGCGCTGCTTTCATGAAGTGCGTCGTCAGGATCGAGAACGGCATCGCGTACCCAGACACGGACGCCACGGCCGATTGGATGATGAACGCCAGCGACCGGACATACGCCGTCGACTTCAAGCCTGCCAGGTCACCCCAGTACCACCGGTATGCCATGAAGATGCTCAGGATCATGTTCGACATGACAGACGAGACAATCGGATTTGAACCCTGGCGCAAGATGCTGACCGTCAAGGCCGGTTACTTCACCAGCGTTGGCAAGGTCGACGTGAAGGGTACGACCAGCGTGGCAGTGATACCTGACTCACTCGCATTCGAGAACATGGACCAGGACGAATTCAGAACCTGCTGGGGAGACATGCACCAGGCCTTCGTCGACAAGTACGGCAAGTCACTGACGAACGCCCAGCTCAACGAGTGGAGCGTGATGTGAAGAAGTTCGGGTTCGACAAGAGGGGAAATCTCATCTACTCAGGCCCACGGGAGCCTGGGTTCATTGATCACACGAAGGGGCAACGCAATGACAATCACAGAAAAGTTCCATCAGTTCCACAGGGAAAACCCTCACGTATACAAGACGCTGGTCGCTAAGTGCAGGCAGTACCGGCGACATAACCCAGGGGCGAAGATCGGCATCGCCACCCTGTGGGAGAACATGCGCTGGGACTACATGATGTCCACCGAACACCAGGACTTCAAGCTGAACAACAATTACCGCAGTCACTACGCCAGGTTGATCATGGAGTGCAACCATGACCTGCGAGACATCTTCGAGATCCGCGAAATGAGGGCGGCGTAATGGCGGTCGGCAGCTACTACCGCAGCTCACCAGAGGGTGGTCTGCAGAGTCCGTACAGCAAAAAGCCACCGGCCAAGCAGATGACGTTCGCGGAGCGTAGGGCGCATGAGGCAGAGGTCGCCAGGATGACCGAGAGGTTTCTGGCAGGCGGCGGCGAGATCCAGGTGGGTGAGGCACCGGCAGAGCCAACATCATCGAAGAGGGTTGGAATGCCCAGGCGAGGGCTTTACTGATGCATGCCGTTCAACCTAACGCAGAGCAGAAGAGATGGCGCGAAGAGGTCCGTCAGCTTGGCATGGGCGAGATCATTCACCACGCCACTGACAGGACCATGAAGGTGAGACCGGTGGGCAACATTGGTCACTGGTGGTTGGTCCCATGCGAGAGCGAAGAGGAGCATCGACGCATTCACGCGATGGGCAAAAGCCGGAAGACATACGAGAAGACCCGCTTCATGGACGTGGTCATCACATACATCCGAACCCATCACGAATACCCACCGATACCAGAGGGTGTCTTCAAAGCCATCATGGACTTTCACCGATGAACAAATTCAACGCAAAGCCAACAGAGATCGATGGCATCCGCTTCGCCAGCAAGAAAGAGGCCAAGCGGTACACGGAGCTGAAGCTCATGGAGAAGGCCGGTCTGATCAGCGACCTGACACTCCAGCCAACCTACAAGTTCCCTGACCTGGAGTACCCCGACCGGTACGTCGCTGACTTCTCCTACAAGGAGAATGGCGTCGAGAAGGTCGAGGACGTGAAGGGTCTCAAGAAATCAACTGCCTACACGGTCTTCAGGATCAAGAAGGCGCTCATGAAGTATTTCCACAAGATCGAGGTGATCGAAATATGAAGAAGCTGTTGTTGCTTACAGTACTAATTCTGCCAGGTTGCGCGAACATGAAGCCGGTGGACATGTGTATCAAGACGGGAGTTCTGATGGACCTGGTTAAGCTGGACATCTGCGGCAAGGTGGGTGACGGCAAGTTCGATCCTGAAATCGACGTGGAGAAGGCCGATGCCGTGGATTAACGAGCCAACCCTGAAGAAGGGGCGGGACGGTTTCATGAACGTCGCCACTGTCGGGGTCTGGGAAGATCCCTCGACCAAGGAGCATCACGTCGTACCGGCCGGAACAGAGACCAACCTCGCCAGCATTCCATGGTTCCTGGGCTGGTACATCGATAAGTTGGGTGATGCGCTGCTGCCGTCAGTGCTGCACGATCATGAGTACGTTCATGGCAATGACCGGAAGGCCGCAGACCTGCGGTTTTATGTCGGGCTGATGGAGGACGGCATGCGCCAGTCGAAGGCCTCCCTGGCGTACAAGGTTCTGAGGCTGTGCGGCTGGTACGCATGGTGGAGAGGGCATAAGCGATGACAGACGTTAAAGCATTACTGCAAGAAGAGATCGACGCGATCTGCGAGGAGGAGGGCTTCAGGGAGAAGGTCTACAAGGACCACCTGGGCAATGACACCTTCGGGCATGGCCTGACCTGGATCTCGGAGTACGAGTCCAAGATGGTCGTCAGCCACCGAGTGCCAGGTATCGTCGCCCAGCTCATCGATCAACACCCATTTCTCGAAGAGCAGCCGGTCGAGGTCGTCATGATCCTGACCCACATGGCATACCAGCTCGGGGTGGCCGGTGTCGGCAAGTTCAGGAAAATGCTGGAAGCCATCAAGGACCAGGACTATCCCCGGGCAGCAGACGAGATGCTCGACTCCAAGTGGCACAAGCAAACACCCAACCGCGCCAACAGACTGGCCGAGAGGATGAGGGCATGCAAAAGCTGACAAGGCGACAGGAAGACGTGCTGATCTTCATCGTAGACGAGACAGCAGACACGGGCTTCACTCCGTCACTGCCAGAGATCGCGCAGCACTTCGGGTGGAGATCACAGAACGCCGCAGCGGAACACGTCCAGGCGCTGGTCGAGAAGGGCTGGCTGTCCCGCAAGCACCATCAACTGAAGATCAACGGCACATGCCCGTTATGCAGGAGGGTTCATGGGTAGCACGGTCGGGAAGTCGGTCGCTCAACGCAACCGTGAGGTCAGGCAAGAGTCACTCAGGGAGCTGCTTGCCTCTCAGGGTCACTTACAGCATCTCATTGAGGACATTGAAGAAATGCATCAATTAGGCTCCGCTGATCGAATAAACCGATTGATCGAGGAGCTGGAGGATACCGACAAGGTCAAGATGCACCTGATAGGCGATGAGTTCAGGCTCAAGGTGCTGAAGGAGGTTGCAGACAAGCGCATCAAGCTGATCAACAAGTACCTGCCTGATGCCAGGGACATTGAGGCTGCAGACAAGGCTCCGCAGGGCGTGGTGATGGTGCTGAACTACACCGGCATCAAGGATGAGGAGAAGATTATTGAGGGGGAGGAAGTGGATGAGTGATCAAGACGAAATTAACACTAGCGCAGAGTATGTAGACCGTCTACATGCAAATTTAGGGAGAGAACAATGAGCGAACTTAAACAACCTCAGTTTTGTGATGGCTGCGGCCTCAATATGGCGAGCGCAAAAGCGCAGATGAATCGAGAACCTGATTTAGCCAAGGCGCTGCAATGGCTTGAATCTTGGCTGTGCCTCGACGACGACAGTATCGCAAGGA